TGATAGAGGACGCCATCGCGATCCACCACGCCGATATCGCCGCGCTGCGCCATGCTGGGCGCGATCTCGGCAAACTTGGCGGCGAAGGCATCGCGGACTGTCTCAAAGCCGTGCTGGCGCAGCTTCTTGGCGGCACCCGCTGGCGTCTTGTATCCCAGCGCGTTGGCATACATCCGCTCGCTCGTCACGGCCTCGACGCCATCGTCAGCGATCAGATAGCAGTCCGACGTGCCGTAGAGAGAAGGCAACGCCTGATGTTTCGCCACAACCGCGTTGAGCCGCTTCTCCCAGCCTGGAAATCTGGTCATGTGGTTACAGTCCCTTGAAACCTATGGCCCGCGCTGCGCCGGCTGCTGCGCTCTTGGCGGAATTGACCGCAGAGCCGACAGCTTTGCCCCACGCGATATCGACACGGCCGGCGGTGGCCGCATGCTCGAAGAACCGATCGCCTGGGTCGCGGCGCTGCTGGTCGGCAACTGTCCGCTTCCGGCCGTTCTGCCGTGAGTAGTCCAGCTGCCGTCCCTCGCACCGCGCCGTCAGGTAGTAGCCGCGCGTGTCGTCGGCATTGTGCTCGATGACATCGAGGTAGCCGCGAGCGACGGGCTCAACCTGGATGAGGGCCATCGTGTCTGGATGGAAATGGGCATCATAGACGACGACTGGCCGGTCTCTATAGTCCTCATTCTCGATCTGGGTGAGGATCTCTGGCGTCAGGTCGAACTGCTTGCTCTCCGCAAGCGTGAGCGTGAAACCGCCATCAGCCGCCGTCCCGGTCCCGCCGCCGATGTCAGACACCTCGATGAGGCCGAAAGGCTTATAGATGACGCCGGCATAGGTCAGGGGCTCGCGCCGAGCGATGAACCCGAAAATGCCCGAACCGAGCTGGACGCGGACCATCTGGCGCGTGGAGATCCGGCCAGCGTCGTAGAGCGCTTTGACTTCAGCAGACAGCGCCATTCACTGGCTCTCCCTAAGCTGAAACGAGACTGTATAGAAACGGCCAGAGCGCGGCGCCTGGAAGCTTCCCGGCATCGGACGCATGACAAGCGCCGGCTTGGCGAACCGCACCACAGCGCCCGACTGCGCGACGGCATCGAACGGCGGCGGCTCGACCGTGATTGATCGGGAAACACCCGCTCCCGATGTCTCGACGATTCGGCCGACGTAGTAGCGACCAGCGCGTTCAAGGCCCACGCGGTCTCCGATCGTCAGGCTAAGAGCCGCGTCCACGCCGTTGACCGACAGAACGTTGCCATCAGCAATCGACACCAGGTTACCCGCATCGTCTGCCGGCGCCTGATTTTCTCCATGGGCCTTAGGATAGCAAACGAACGGATGCCGGAAGAGGACCGTGCGCAATCCTTCACGCAATGACAGCCACCACGTTTCCACGGCAGCGTATTGCGAATAGACGAGCGGCCTCGACGTCAGCGACGCAACCCACGTCGGATCTTCCACCTGAGTGTAATTGATCATGCGAGAGCCGGACGGCGCGGCCTTGACGGGATCATCGAGCAGGAAATCCGCCAACTGCCACTTGATGTCCGGCAGCTCCCGAGGAAACGTCACGGCCATTAAAGAATTCTCCGCTTCTGCGCGTCTTTGACGGTGGTTACAACGGTGCCGGGGATTTCGGCCTTCAACCGTGCAAGCTCCTGGTTGACGCGCGCCAGTCCTTCGGCATCTGCACCTCGAGCATCGATAGAGATCGACACGGGAGCGCTGACGCTGCTGCCCATCGCCTTCCCTACTTTCGGCAAGCTGACATTCGGAATGACCTGCGAGCCTCGCGGGAGATTGACCAGTTCCGGTCCCTTTTCGCCGACCATGGCGAGACCGCCTGGCGCGAAATTGGTACCGCTTGCGAAGCCGGGTATCTTCTTCCCGCCAGAGCTGGAGAACAGCGATGTGAACCAGTTGTTCGTGCCGGCGCCGCCGAACAGCCCCTGTAGGGCACTGTCGAGAAACATGTTGCCGACCTTTTGGAGTGCGCCACCCAGAGCTTCCAGAGCTGACTTCCCGTCGACGAGATCTTGGACAAACCCCTTGGTCGCGTCTTTCGAGACGTCTCGCCAATCCTCCATGGTCTGGCGAAGTGCGTCCTGCGTCTCAGAGAGTTCTTGCGACCTAGCTGCCGCTTGTCCCGCATTGTTAGCGAGCATAAGCATTGCCTCTGCCTGCTCACGTGCCTTCGGTGACAGGTTATCGAAGTTGCCACTCAGCAGCTGCTGGACGTCCTTAAGCTCCTTGCCGGCCGCTATGCCAGAGTTCTGTGCTGCGGTCAGTAGATCCTGGGCAGTTGCCGACCGCTCGACGTTGAAGCCGTAGTCGTTGACATATGGGTTCAGCTGGGCTTGCGCCGTATTTTGCGCCATGAGGGCCGCAGTGCGCTCTCGGACCTGCTTTACCTCACGCTCGTACTCGTCGAGCTTAGCCTTCTTCGACTTGCTGCCGGAGCCAGCCGTGGCGACTGGCTTGTAGCCTGGCTTAGTGATGTCGATCGGATTGACGGCGACATCTGGCTTTACCGGACCCTGAAAATTGAGAGGCCCCTGTGTCGGCTTTTTCTTTATCGCACCAGGACCGCTAGCGGCCTGCTCCTGACGGATCTCCTTGATCGCGTCACGCTCAGCCTCTAGCTGCTGCAGCACGAGATTGTTTGGGTTCGGGCTCGCCTTCAGCTCGGCGATTTGCTTCTGAATGTCGAGCTGACGCTGCGCTTCTGCTGTAACAGCTGCGGCCGCCTGCTTTTCGGCAGTCTTACCGCTGAAGAAATCGTTGATCGCGTCGTTCTGCTTGCTGGTGTCACGGAAGCTGGCGAGATTTTCCTCAGTTAGCCCCCCAAGCTTGCCGGCCTGCTCTAGGAACGACGTGAACTTCGTGATCCCATTGTCCAGCGCCGTGATGACATTGTTGATCGCACCAACGAAGCCATCGAACGAGACTCCGTCGAGGTAGGTTACGACGGCGCCGACCGCACCGCTGAACTTTTCACTCGATCCGGTCGCCTCGTCGAACTTACCAGCGGCGTTAATCAAGGCATTGCCGAGACGTCCGACGGCCTGGCCGGATGTCTCGGATGCGCCGGCCAACTTGTCATCGATCGTGCTTGATCCAGCCGCGATACCGTCAAAGAGCGCCTTGCTCGAAATCTGGCCGCTCTTCACCAACTTAGTGAGGTTCGCTACAGAACCGCCTGCCTGCTTGATGCCAGCGGCTGCGGCCTGCAAGACCACCGGAAGGCCGTCGATGAGCGAACCATATTCTTCCGCCTGTACGACGCCGCCGCCCAGCGCCTGGCTGAGCTGCAGGAGGGCGCCTTGCGCTTCTTGGCTGCTCGATCCCTGCGCACGCAGAGCCTTCGCAACACTCTCGCTGAGGCCCACGATCTGCGTCGACGTAACTCCCAGTTCCTTCTGAACTAGGGACACGCGGCTATAGAGCGTTGCCAAGGCCTCGATCGGCGCGGCGTTTCTCTGTGCGGCAGCGTAAAGCTGGCCATAGACGCTTGTCAGTTCCTTACCCGACAGTCCCGCGACTTTCAGCGAGTTCTGGATCTTGGTATAGGCGTCCTGAAGATCGGCGAGGCCCTTCACGCTAAAGGCGGCGGCCAGAGCCACACCAAGGCGAGCACCAAGGGCGGTGAAGGAGCTGGCAAGTTTGCTGTTCATTGCAACTGCACGACGCTCGATGGCGGCAAACTGCTTGTTGCTAACGCTGGTAGCGCGGGCGATTGCCCGCTCGTATTTGGTGATATCTGCCGAGAGCTGGACGACAAGTCTCTCTAGATCAGTTGCGGCCAAGGCGGTTGCATCCTATACAAATCACACGCCTTTACAGTCGCCCGGTAAATCCGGGAACTGAGGCGATCCAAGTGGGGGAAAGATGAAAACGACAATTGCCACAATCGCGGCATTAGCAGCCTTCGCGACGCCTAGTGTCGCTGCAGACCAGAGCGTTGAGTACGCCTATGCACTCTGCAAAATCATCGACAACACCGGGCTCGTTAGTAAGCCGTGCGAGGTGTCCGGATGGAATTCTGCAGTGATCGCGACTGTCGACATGGACAGTGGCGAGGCTCGTGATGTTTGCCCTAAGATCGCCGGCCTGATGCGGGACAAGGGCGCTTCATTCTCAAGCGCCTGGACACTGCAGATCAAGTCGCCATACAGCAACGGTGAATCCATAGCTTTCTGCAAGCTATGAACTCACTCTTTCGACTTCAGCCACTCGAATAGATCGTCCGCCTCTCGGTCAGACATTTTCGTGTCTTCGCCGCTGTTGGCCTTCACGTATCCCTCGACCGCGGCCATGAACTGCCACATCGACATAACGTTGACCTGCTGCGGTGTGAAGCCAAGCACTGCGCCCGTGCCGTAGATCGCGCCAAATCTAAGCTTGCCGTTAGGCAGGTTGTCTATTGGACTTCCGCTTGATCTGGCGCTTCGGCCTCCCCCAGCGGCTCGTCAGGCGCCCCCAGTAGGCCGGCAGACAGGATGCCCAGTGCGAACGTCAGACTTTCGACCGGTGGTCGATCCTCGACATAGGCGCGCACAAGCTTGAGAGCCTTGACTGGTTCGAGTCCGCCGCCGATCAGTCCGAGCCGAATGACACTGGAAATGTCTTCCATGCGCCACGTGCTTGTACGCAGACGCTCAAAGACAACATAGGGCCCGGCGTCGCACTTCTCCTGAAGCTCGGCTGGACGCGTTCC